TGCGTAGAGCGTGTTGAAAAAGTTCCGATTGGTCGAAGTCGCCGTACTTTCCCTTCAAAACAGTAACTTGCTTCTCTAATGCTTGTTTCTTATGTAGCCGGTCGTAACCCTGCACTCGGCCTTCAAGTTCCTGCAACCGTTTGGAAGTCGCATCATCCGGCTCATCCCACGAAGACCCAACCGGGTCCCCGGACTGTTCCGGTGTAGCGCTTATTCCAAACGCATCGCCAAGCGCCCTGAGTGTTGACTCTGGATCTGATTCCAGAGACGACACAATAGCCTCAGCCTGTTCCAACCTTTTACGTTCGGATGCCAACTCCTGCGTCTTACGGGTGTAATCCGACTGACGTTGGTATCCATCCCGAAGTTCCTCTAGGCTGACCTGCTGCTCTCCGCCATCCACCTTGACGGTGAATGACTCGCCTGCCGGTTCCTGCGAAACCTCAACTGAAGAATCTGGGTTGACCGACTCGTCGGTTCCCGTCGCATCCTCTGCCATTATTCTATTTTCTCCTCGGAGTCCGAATGGTTGCTCCTATAAGACAGCCCTAAACTGTCCCACCTACTGGTTTCCTATCTGGGGTCGAAAGTTCAGCCCCATTTGATCTTGGAGTTGCTTCATCAGTTCCGGCGGCACCGGAGGGCCACCATTGCCCCCCATGGGCATACCCCCCGGGGGTGCCCCCGGCATACCCTGCGGTGCCCCCTGTGGAGCCTCGCCGCCTTCCGGGGCCATCGGCTGCTGCTGCATCAGGAACTTGTCCGGGTCTTTCACCCCGAACGAGTTTTGCAACACGTAACGAACCAGCGCACCCGGATCGACCACTGTTCCAACAAACGGTGCCAAAGCCTGTAACAACTCAACGGCTTGTCGTTTCCGTACAGTGTCGTTGATCGGCTGGGTGGAACCCGCTTCCACGCTGAAGTCGAACTCTCCGACAATATCGTCCCGCGTGTACGTGATGAACATGTCCTGAGGACCGGCAATAGCGACCCGTGCCATCTGCTCACCGGTCATAAACTGTTGCATGACCTGCACGACACGGCGTGCCACATGTGCGATGGCAAGTTCAACGATGGCCAACTTTTCAGCCACCCGACTGTTGCCCGCATCAGCAATAATGCTCGCTTCGGTCGCTGTGCGACGAATCTCCGGCATCTGACCGCGTGCGTACTCTGACACACCAGACACCGTGTTGATGTCTTCCTCAATGATCGCTGAGAAGTTGTACACGTCGGCAGACAACGGTGTCTGCGGCATCGGAATAACAACCTCTGACAGTGGCTTGTTTTCGTCCACTACGGGGACCAGACGCCCATCCTCGTCAGATTCCAGAGCCTCACGGCCCTCAGGGCCAAACGACCGTTCGTGGTACAGGTATTTGCGGGCGTACCGTTTCCGGGCGTTCACCAACTGGGAACGGGTCTTGTCCAACTCCAACTGCAACGACTCAATGCTTTCCAAGTCGCCCATCGGATAAAAATAGTCCGGCACGTCGTAGTTGCGCAGCATCACAAACGGTTGACCGTACGCATACGGCATGGGTGACGGATCTACAAGAAATTCGGCACCCGACTGGGGCACCACAGCCATGGTGTTGTTTTCAATGTCATAAAACTCAAACACCACAGTGCGTTCATCGTCAATCAGGAATTGTTCCTGTTCCTGACGGTCCGTTGTACCAAAGACCGGGTTCAGTAACGAATCGGCACTCAGATCCTTACGCGCACTCGCCTTGTACCGTTTATCCTTCTTCGCTTCATCCAAGGACCGGACGATACGTTGCGCAATCCACTTCGCATCCTCAATACAGGTCGCCTCCGGGTCAATAAAAATGTCAAACGGGGAAACCCGATCCACAAACGGCTGATCCTCCACCACCGTCATAGACGTAGTGGGAATGTCGGCTGCCACCTGAGCATTGTCAGGCAACTCACCGGCCATGAACGGATCCTCAGCAGCAAGAATGTCCATTTCGCTGACAGCCGTCTGGAACATTTCGTCCCGTTCAGCGTCACCTAACGTGCGTTCCTGTTCCACGAACTTCCAACCGACCTTCAACCAGCCGTGGCCGAAGATCAGAAAGTCTTTAACGGCCCGTTGGAAAGGCTTACGGAAATCGTGATGCCGCCACAAATAGTTGATGACCGCTTCAACGAATGTTGCCCGATCCTGATTTTCCTCCTTGTTGGGAGAAACAATCACCTTCGGATAGTTGACCGACACAGACGGCGCAATCACGTTCACTGTGCTGAACGCTAGGTTGACTGCCACCAGATCTTGGTTGGCGGTCGTCCTAGGCCAATGCTTGCCCCTGTACAGGTCGTTCATGCGACGCCACAGGCTGTCGTAGCCCATTTCGTCACGCCACCGTGCGGCCCCCTCCAACTTGCGTTGAATTATCTCATACTTGTCAGCGCGAGTCAGACGAGCCATCAGAAATATGCCTTATCGGGTAGACGTTCAATGTTGCGACCTGCCGCCTTCGCTTCCTGTTCAACCTTCGCCCCGCGCTGCTTGCGGGTCAAATGCTGCTCATCCGGGGGCAACTGGGCGCGTAATGCGCGACCCGTGTCGAAACGGATCCCTGCAAGTTTCTGACGCCACTTCCACAGTTCGGCAAGTTCCATGTCACTCTTAGGGCCTTTAACCCCAACCGTGTATTCGCAGAACTCCTCGTAGGACGCCTCCGGAGGGAGGATCGCCACAGTTACGGGCGCTTGGTGTGCGGTGCAGCGTTATGACCCCTCAGGTCAGGCTGCGGCTTCGCAGGCTCAACCTTGCCCGTAATGCCATGCTGGTTCAAAGGCGTCTCACGCACCGAAATCTCACCGTAGCCACCCGTCTGGGAAGCATACTTGGGGTTGCTGAACCGCTGCTTGGGCGAGTTCGGAGCCGCAGGCTCCCAAATCGGGTTGGACACGACAGAACCGCCGCGCTCCATCTTGTCGTTCTGGCCGCTGCGACCATCAACTGTCTGAGTTCCGTTTGTATGAGAAACGAAATTGGACCGTGCCATCAGAAACCTCCTAGGTTTCGTAAAAGTATCCTAAAGTAACAGACTAGACTGTCCCACGTACCGTGTTTGCACCGATCCGCAGATCAGGGTTCTCGTCCGGTTTGATCATTCGGGCAAACCAGTCGATAGTCCAGTAGTCGTCCACCCGGGGGGTGAACTCTGGCATGAACGCATACTGGCGCATCTGATTGGACAAAGCCAACGCCATCACACGGTCATCGTGCGGGGAACCGTTCATCGAACCCCGGCTGGACCGTACGTACGTGCGCAACTCTGCCAACGTGTACCGGTCATGGATGATCAACTCGTCGTTACGGATCGCCATACCCAGATCGTCAATCAGCAACGGTTTCGTCGTACGGGTCGTTTTCCACCCGAACTCTTGCGACACCTTGGAAATCGAAGTGTTCAACGTGCGTTTCCGAAACAGGTTCGGATGCCCCAAATGGCGCAACTGGACAATAGTTGTCAAACCGTGATTGTTTGACTCCACACACGTCAAAGCGTCGTTATACCACCATGCCAAACGGATCACCTCGTTGGCCAACGTATCCGGTGGAATATGTCCATGCCAGATCGCAACCTGCTCACCGGAACGCACATCCAGCACCTGTGCGCACGAATAGTCGCCGTGCGCCAACCCCTCCGCCGTATCGACACCGATACAGTACGGTCGGGCCGGAACAGGTTCACGCCAAACTGTGAGCATCTTTACGCCATTCCACCGCACGCGGGTACGGTTCCCACAAATAACCCATCTGACCTTCTTCAACGGTGCTGTTCATCGCCTCCAACACGTCCAAATCGAACACCGGGTTACCCGACTTGATAAACGCTTCCTCGGGGGTCGTCGGGTACTCCTGAGCCAACTGCCACGACAGCATGGAGTCCTTCTTCGACTGGTACCACGACTCATCGCGGTCCTCAGTCGCAGACCACGGAAAAAACATTGGCTCAAACCGGTTGGAACCCGTCTGCGACCCAACCCACAGTTCGTGAAAAAAGTTACCCGACCCGTTAGCCGTAGACAGTCCGATAATGCGACCACCGACATCAGCCACCGGTTCTATAGAAGCCCACGCTTCCTCAGGGTTTGGAAGGAACGCCCATTCGTCAACCACAACCAACGATGCTGACTCGCCACGAGCAGGATCGGATGCTGAAGGCATCGAAGTAATCTGCGACCCGTTGCTGAACGCCATCTTCTGCTGATGCTCCACCAACGAATCCGGTCCACGTTCCAACATCCAATCCGGCATATGTTGGAAGCCATACTTTGACTTCCGTAGCAGCAACACCGATTCCCGCTCCGTACGCGACAGATCAATAATGTTCTGATCGTCACGGAAGAACGCCAACCAGAACTGGTGCGCCGCCACCAACGTCGTCCAACCGATCTGACGGGCCTTCAGGGTCAGCGAATAACGGTTATTATCCCAGTGGCCTAAAGCGAAACTTTGAGCGCCCCGGAGATCAAAAAGTATTCGACCGTGAGCAGGATGAGCAATATGCCAATACTTGCGTAGGAAATACGGCTCATCTTCTGTACAGCGCCTCCACTCGGCTTCACGTTGCAACTCCGTTAGACGGCTCATCCCGCAGGGTGACCGGCAAGAAACTCTGCATAAGCCTCAGGGGAGTTCAAAATGATAGTTACCCCCTCCGGTTGAGACGACCGGCCAACATTCATGCTGATCGTTCCGATCAAGGTACCGATTGCCACCAACAAACCCGTGACAGCCACGACCAACTTAGTGACACGGCTCATCTAATCGAACAACGACTGTAACATCCGACCCAAACCCCAAACCGTAAAGGCTATAGACATAAACATCGCTGTCACGAACACCGACACGGCCCACCTCACTGACACGACTCACAAACCTCCGGGGTTTCCAAACCGCATTCCAAAGGCTCATCATCATCGAAAGGATCGTACACGTCGATGGCTTCCACCGCAAACGCAGTCCGCAACTCACCCTCACCGTACGGCACCCATTTACCTTCCCGCAAAACGTGACCCGGCATTACTGACTCAACGCTGTCAAACCGGCACCACCCGCCAGCCCGACACCAACCGGTGTCAACATGCCACCGGAACCCACCGTTATCAAACCAGCCGCTATCAGAGCGCTAATCAGCGCGGCACGCTCCATACCAGACATGCCAGCAACCCGATTAGTCAACCCCTGTACAGCATCACCCAAGCCACCAAAATAGCCCTGCTCAGGTTGAGCCACCATCATGTCGGCCAACATCTGTGAATCCATCGAACGCAACTCCGGGTTCAAAGGCTCATCGGGATCGGGGAGAGTGTCCCCCAGATCGTCCACCCCGGGAACCGTATCCCACCAGTTACCGGCCCCGTAGTCGCCTTCCTCAATCGCATCCCAATCCGGCCCAGCCATCTGAGAATTCGGATTCAAACGCCTACGAGCGTCCTCAATACCCTTCCGGTTGATTTTCTTCTGTTCTTCACTCATCGGAGGAGCAGGCTCGTAGGGTGCTGGTGCACGTTCTGGATGTGCCCGCCCCTCACGAGGAGGCTCACCACCAGCCATAGCGTGCATTGGCGAACCCGGGGAAGGCATACCCCTCATCTCACCCTCGTCCGTACGCTCTAACCAATCACGGATAGATTCCCATGGCCTTTTCTTGTCCCAGTGTTCAGCCAACCACTCCGGGTCTTTCTGCCGCCACCAATCTGACTCCGGGGGAGGTAAGCCTTCCCCCTGCCCCCAACCGGGAACAGAATCCGGTCCCCCAGAACCGGGACCAGCCATAGCGTGGTGCTGTCGGAATGCTTCATCCGCCGTCAAACCCTGCATCTCCGCGCCTGCTGCACCTTCTTGAGCCATCTCATCCAACAC